GTACCGCACGGTTTAAGATGTCATGGACAACCAACAGCTATTTAATCTTGTCGTATCTGTTGCTGGCTTCTTGGCGATCTACGTCATCAATAACCTGACTCGCACGATTCAGCGACTTGAAGACAAGGTCAACGAGTTGCCGCACACCTACGTGGCAAAGGATGACTACCGGTCCGACATCGCTGAGATCAAGTCGATCCTCAAGCAGATCTTTGACAAGCTAGACGGGAAAGCCGACAAATGAGAGACTTTGCCGAAGCATTTGTTTCGGCGGTTCTCATTGTGGGCATCGTTATTTGGACAGCAAGAGTAATAGTTGAGGTGCTGAGATGATTGCGGAAATTGCTGCGGCGAACGCTGCTTTTGCAGTCATCAAGGCTGCTCTTGCCAACGGCAAAGAGCTTCACCAGCTTGGCTCTCGCGTCTTTGATTACTTCGACAACAAAGCCAAGATTCAAGAAAAAGCCACCCAAAAAGGTAACGGTTCTGACCTTGAAGAGTTTATGGCGCTGGAGCGCCTCAAGCAGCAGGAAGAAGAACTGCGTGAGCGCATGGTCTACGCTGGACGCCCTGGCATGTGGGATGACTGGGTCAAGTTCCAAGCTGCCGCATCTCGTCGCCGCCGTGAACAAAAAGAAGCCGCCGCCCGTGAAGCAGCACGTAGAGCAGAACGCGCTGCAAGGCTTACCGAGCAGATCGTCATGGGCATGGCCGCAGTCATATTGACCGGACTGATCATTTACGGCATCGTGCTGTACGTAAAGTATCTGCGATGAGCGACGAGAAGCTGAACGCCAACTCCACCCTAGACAAGGTGCTCGGGTATGTGGACTCGCCGTTCAAGCTGTTCGCCATCCTCATCATGGGTGTGGTGGCCTTCGCTGGTTACTTCCTGTGGCAGAACCAGGATTTCATGCGGGACGCCTACAAAGAGTCCAAGAAGCTGCCAGAGATCAACACCAGCCGCGCAGACGATGCCAGTTCGATGCTGTTCAAAAAGACTGGCGCAACCGTGGTCGCTATCTTCAAGGTCAACCCGCTTTTTGGCAGCCGGGTGCTGTACCGGGCGTACACCAAGGACGGGCGCGACAAGAGCATCGAGGACATTGACGTTGGGCTGTTCAGCCAGAATTCGGCCAACAATGCCGACATCATCAAGTTGATGACCAACGACATTCCCTGCTCCGAGTACCGGTACGCCCAGTCCGAGGTGGGGCTTTGGTACATTGAAAAGGGCGTGACCTTCACCTGCCGGGTCAGCGTACCCCCAGACAGCCATCGGTTTGTGGGCCAGGTTACCGTAGGCTGGTCAGAGCCACCGCAGGACATTCAACAGATAAAATTCATGCTGGAGATTGCCAGCGCCATGCTAACCAAAAGGGGAAATTGATATGGATTGGCTTAAACAAATCGCACCTACCATCGCCACAGCGCTTGGTGGCCCACTGGCTGGCATGGCTGTCTCGGCCATCTCAAAGGCTGTTGGTGTCGAGCCTGACCAGGTTCAAGACATGATTGCCAACAACAAGATGTCTGCCGAGCAGATCGCACAGGTCAAACTGGCCGAGGTCGAGTTGCAAAAGCAAGCGCAGGAACTTGGCCTCAACTTTGCCAAGTTGGAAGTCGAGGATCGCAAGTCAGCGCGGGAGATGCAGGCCACCACTCGCAGCCTGATGCCGCCAATTCTTGCTGGCGCTGTGACTGTTGGGTTCTTTGCCATCATGACGCTGATGTTCTTTAACAAAGTTGACAGCAACAACCCGGCCATCCTGATGATGCTGGGCAGCTTGGGTACGGCGTGGACTGGTATCATTGCCTACTACTTTGGCAGTTCCGCAGGCTCACAGGCCAAGACCGATTTACTCTCAAAAGCAGGACCAGTGAAATGACCAATTTGACCCCACACTTCACACTCGAAGAACTCACAGCCTCGGAAACCGCCGAGCGCAACGGCTGGGACAACAGCCCCAACGAGCAAGAGCTTGAGAACCTCAAGCGCCTGGCTGACTTTCTGGAGCAGGTTAAAGTGGTCATGGGCGGCAAGCCCATCATGATTTCGTCCGGCCTGCGAACCAAAAAGGTCAACGATGCCGTGGGCAGCAAAGACACCAGCCAGCACCGACTCGGGTGCGCGGCCGACTTCAAGGTGCCAGGCACAACCCCTGACGAGGTGTGCCGCAAGATCATCGCCAGTGGCATACCTTACGACCAGATCATCCGCGAGTATGACCGCTGGATTCACATCAGCGTACCCAGCAGCGTGGACACAGCACCTCGCAGGCAGGCGCTGATCATTGACAACAAGGGCACTCGCCTGTTCGTCTAACTCAATACGGCGTAGGCCAGCAGGGGCCAGATGGTCAGACCCAGGATTGCCATCAGCACCCAGTAGCCCAGCCGCTTGAGTTGGTGACGCCAGATGCTTGGTGGCAGCGGGTCTGCTGCCCTCATCACCGGACGATATGTCGCCACACGGATCGGACAGTCCCGGCCTTGATTGCAGTTTCCGTATTCATCACAACAGTTGGGCATGGTGTCTCCTTTTGATCGAGGTAGTCGCGCAGCCACTTTGAGCCGCCAAGTGCTTTGAGTTTTGCCATTTGAGTGTCCGAGAGTCTGATCTCTCGTGCCCTAATTGGCTCTGGTGGTTTAGGCCGTGGCATACGCTTCCGTAATAACCCATTGAGTTTTTGGTTTCCTGTAGTTCACGCCCCACTTCAGTCGATCTTTGGGGTGAGGGCAGTCGTCAGGCACGGGTACAGCGATCCACACCTTTTCGTACTGCCCACGTTTACCCATGCGCCAGCGATCAACATAGGTGTCGGGCATCGTCCGCAACGATGTCCTGATGTTGGCTACATGCATACCCGTGGCTTGCGCGATCTCATTGGGCGTCATGCCACTCGGATGTGCGCGAAGCACGGTGCGTATTTTCTTTTGCCGCACGGGGGTCATGGTGTCTCCGTGGCGTTGTGCAGATAGGCCGTCAGACGCTTGATCTGCGCCTCGCGGTACTTGCACATGGACTCGGCGTACTCACGGGCTGTCTGGGCCTCCAGCAGCCTGCGCTTGGACTCCTCCAACTCTTTGAGCGCCAGCACCTCGGCGCTTGGCGTGGCCCACAGTTTCCTCAGTTCGTTGATCATTACATTTACTCCAGTGGTTGATGTGACACAAGTGTATCACACATTTTTAGATATGCGATATTGTTTTACAGCGTTACGAAGTCCGGCCTGCGTGGTGGCCTTGTCATCCAGTGCCATGCCCTGTGCTTGGTCAAGGGTGTCCTTGCACATGATGCGGTGACAGATCACGGGCACCCCTTGGCCTTGGCGGCGCACTCGGGCGTTGAACTGCTCGTACAGGTCCAGCGACCAGTTGAGGCCATACCACACGAGGATGTGGCCGTTCTTCTGAAGGCCGTCGATACCGTGGCCCATCGAGGCAGGGTGGCCGATCATCAGTTGACAGTCGCCCGTCTTCCAGCGGTGCATGGCGTTGGTCAGCGATGCCTCGCTCTTGCACTCGGTCAGGTTGATCGGGTCAAGGTGCTTGAACTTCTCCATGATCCTGGCAGCGTCTGATCTGTACGCATACGCACACAGAATCGGACTACCCTGAGCTTCGTCGATGATGTCCTCAAGGGCGTCCAGCTTTAAGTCATGCACAGGCTCCCACAGCGGCATCCCGGCCACCGGGTACATAGCGCCGTTGGAGAACTGAAGACACTTGTTGGTCAGCGATGCTTGGTTGAATGCCTCGACCTCCTTGCCGCTGTCCAGCACTAAGAAGAACTCCTTTTCCATCTTGTCGTATTTGGTCCGCAGGTCATCGGGCATCTCGATCTCGATGTTGTTGACCATCAAGTCCGGCAGGGGGTTGTAGTCCTCGGCCGACATCTCCAGCGTGATGTCACCGATCAGCTTCTTGATCGTGTCCTCGGTGTCCTCGTAGGGCAGTTCTTTGTATGGTCCGACCTTGCGGTAGAACCGGGTCTTGAACTGGGTCTTGCTGGTGCCCAATCGCTCACCACGGTCTACCACGAGGAACTGACCGTGCAGGTCTTTGTACCCGTTGCTGGCCGGGGTGCCAGTGAGGCCCGTTGCCCAGTCGAACTTGTCAGCGATCTTGCGAAACGCTTTGACCCGGTTCGTGGCGCTGTTCTTCATCTTGCTGATCTCGTCCCAGATAATTCCGTTGAACGGCATCGGGCGATCCTTCTTGACGAAGTAGGTCTGCAATGTCTCAGAGAGCCAACCGAGGTTTTCATAATTGATCATATAGACATCAGCGGGGCGCAGCAGGGCGCGTGTGCGCTGGTCCTTGGTGCCCGTGATCATGCTGAACCGCAGGTGCTTGGTGTGCTCCCACTTCACAGCCTCTTGACGCCACACGAGTCGGATGACTCGGATCGGGGCCACGATGATCACACCCTTGAGGAACTGGGTGCGGATCAGGTGAGCCAGGCTGGTCAGCGTGATCACGGTCTTGCCCAGTCCCATGTCCAGCCACAGCATCGAGTGTGGGTGGGTGCATTGGAAGTTGACAGCCTTTTGCTGGTAGCCGTGGAGCAGATCAGGTGTCAGCATCAGTAGTACCACTCTAATACGTTGCGACTTGTTTCTAACCACCACCCCGGAGTACTGCCCACAGGTTCATAAAATCTTTCATGCACCTCATAGTGTTCTAGCCACACTTGGTAATCACCAACCGTTGTCTTTTTCCACGCAAACACTCGACGGGTTCGGGTGTTGCCTTTTTTAGGCGCATCAACCTTTTTAATTTTAAATTTCACGTCACGCCCCCATCACCATCACGTCAACCATTAACTTACCCTCGGCCACGTTGTCGATGACAAACACGTTGACCATCTGCTGGCGCAGCTTGTCGTGCTCTCGGTACTGCGCTGGCGTGGGCACTTGACCCTCGCGCTTAAACTCGCAAAACCACATGCGTCCATCAGGTCCGATAAACAGACGATCAGGCACAGCGGCACGGGCAGGGCTGGTGAACTTGTACGCCAGCACACCCTTGGACTTGGCGTAGTCGCAGACCTTGGCCTCAATTTGTTTTTCCAGCACGGCGGTTCTCCAATTCGATCAGCAACTCGATGTAGTGCTTGGCCTTCTCAAGATCAGCGATGCCGTTCTTTTTGCGCCAGCGGGACACGTACTTGATCACGTTGCCCTCAAAGTAGCCAATCGCGTTGGCGTAAATGAACTCAACTGGCTGGATCGGCAAGTCTTTGTAGTGGTTACCGGCTACTTGTTTGTCTAATGCGTTAAACGCCTCATCTTCTTCAAGTGTCACTTCTGTAATGTTGATCATTTCATCTCCTTGTTAGTTAACGCAAATTTTCCAAAATGTTTCTTGGCTGCTTTGTCATACATGGCGGCAGCTTCTTCTATTGATTGACTGCGCCCAATGTATTGATGCGCCACATACACAAACCAAAAACCATCACGCTTGTTTAAAAACACACCCTTGTACCCACTGGTATTGTTGCGGTTCATTCGTTTGTTGCCGTGGTTTTGGCTGTACGAACACTCGCGCAAGTTTTCAATTCGGTTGTCCGAGCGTTGCCCATTAATGTGGTCAATCTGTGTTGGCATTTCCCCATAGTGGTACACCCAAATCAGACGGTGAATCAAATACTTTTTGCGGCTAATTGTGATTTGACGGTAACCGGCGTTATGTGGGGAACCCGCAATCTCACCGGCGCGTTTACCACCTTGAACAGTGTGCCGGTGAATGAGATTTCCGTCATCGCGGTACTCAAACATTTCGTGGAGTTTGGATTGATTGATCATGCTAAGTGGAGAACAAGTTTTTCTACCTCTTTCACATAATACTCGAAATCCACTGGCAGCTTGCCAGCATCACGAATGTCATTGCAGGGCTGAACACCCCACCCAGACTCCACACCAATCTTGCGCCACACACCTGGCTTGGTCTTGAGGGGCGGCATCCACTTGAACAGGT